CTTACCATTGTGGTAAGTCCCATATTGTTAGCAGCAGTCAACGATGCGGAAGTTGTCAAAACTTTAATTGCTGTCATTTATTTGCTTCCAATGAAAGTGGATAATTCACGTCTTGTTATATAATCGCCATTTTCGCCCATCGCATGTTTTCTACCACCCACGTGTTGTTTGGGGTCGCCTTTTTTAGTACTACCTTTGTGTTGAGCATCTGAGGCTACTGGATGAGGTCCTGTATCAACAGTGTGCATATTAGCAAAATCCTCTTCTCCCTTGGAGCGAGGCTTGTATTGCTCGTCTTCGTCACTGGCTTTTTTTACTTTGTAATCTTGAGCAGGAGCTGCTGCAGCTTCGGCATAAAAAAGTTGTTTAAATGTCTTCATCGACAACCTCGTCTTCGTACTGATTTAATTGGGGTTCATTGAAGAAGTTTTGCGAGACAGCTATCTTCTCAATGTTTATTCTTTCTCTCAATTTATCATGCAAAATGCTGCCTACAGCATCTTGGAAAGCAGCTGGAGTTCTGTTATACACAGCATCAATTGCATCATCGTAAAAAGTTGTCATATTTGTGTCTCCTAATATATCTTGTATTTATAATTACTGTAGATTGTCAATAATAAGTTTATTTGTAATATATAATGTCTATTTATTAGAATTGAATTATAATTCTGGGAAAAGGCAGGTTTGAATAAACCTTTGTACTGTATCAGGATCGTATCCCAATGATTCCATCACTCTTGGTGTGTGAGGATTTTGTTTTTGATAATGACAGTATTTGTTTTGATACTCGGTGAAATCTTTATCAGTAAGCGAATCGGTTTCTAGATAACTCAAGTACTCCGTCAGAGTTTCGATTGACAAGTTTAAGACTTCATCAAGTTCTGCAAGGTCTTTAATATTACCAGCAGCTACCATACTATCGGAAAATATCTGTCTAGCCCATTCTGGTAATTCTCTTTTTTTACTCCACGAATAATTTTCTACTTTTTCAGAAAATAATTTATTAAGAGGATGCATATTATCGTACACAGGGCTAAAATCATGAAACGCACCAGTAACTTTATTTGGACCAGCAATTAAATCAAATCCATATATTGGAGCAGAAGAATTTACGTGAGGAAATACACACAGGTGCATCATAAAGAGTTTCTTTTCCTCACGTTTATCTACGATATCCAAATGCGCTCTTCGAGTGCTTGAACCAGTGTAGACTATATTGTCCCATGGAAAATCGTGGTGCTCATTTGCACGAACTAGACGAGTATTTAAAACCTTTTGTAAATCTACAGAATGCTGAATCAATCTTTCAAAGATCAAGCTCATGAACCAAATCCTCAAAAAGCGCAATTGCGTATTCAAACCCTACTCTAGCTTCACTACCCAAGTCATCAGTAAGCAATGCTCTTGTTGAATTGATAAGTTCTTTACGGTTTGTAAATTCATACATCTTGCCAGATCCTGGCACTTTTGTCTTTAATATTTGACCGCCATATAAATCTCCAAAGTGTCTAACATAAACGTGCGCTAAACTTTTCTTGGGATCCATCTGTTCAAGATATTGAATGTACATATGAGTGGAGGGGGCAATTGTTTGATCATCGGCATTTACAGCGAGCTCCAACATATCTTGTCTTATAGCATCAGCTCTTTTTATATCTTCAATGCCTTTGAGTACGCCATTAGTCTCAGCAATTCTTTCCAGTGCGTCATAAATTACCGACATGTTAAATAAGTATTTTACATAATGCTTCTTACTAATATTGCCTGAAAGCAAGAGCTGTGCAAATTTGTTATTCTCTGCTATTTCATGTAGATCTTGTGTTTGTTCTTTTAGAGTCATTTTTTTCTTTTCCATTTATCTAAAGTTGGAAAGATAATAATATATATACGGTCTTAAATATTATTAATTATATAGGACGAATTGGAATAACTACTTCATTAGGATGTTGAATGTTAGCATATTTTTCTGGCATATCTCGTAATTCTTGTCGATATTTTGCCCACTCAGCTTTCTTTTCAGGTGATAAGGGACTATCACTAGCATGAGTCCAATCACATCCATATAAACAATGAGTTCTTGGTTGACGAACCCATTCATCTATCTTTTGTTCTTGAGTCCATGGTTCTAAAGTTAATACATTTCTGACTATGTTATCTTCACAAAGTTCGAATCCATCATCAGATATTACAGTATATCCTAATACATCTCTACGCTCGTATCTAGCATATCCGTATTTGTTTAGTACTTCTTGAGTTAATTCTTCTACAGCCAATACTTCTCGTAAGTTACTTCCTAATAAAGGATAATCTACAGGGTTATTATCTATTAATCTTATATACAAATCTTCCATTTTTCTCTCATTATTAATTAAACATTCATTGTGTTAGTTGCTGGAAAAGCTCTTCCGGATGCGGCCCAAATAATTCGTACACCACCTTGACCACCAGGGCCACCGTTCGATGGCCAACCATCTCCTTGACCACCACCACCACCGCCGTATATACCACCGTTCAGGCCACCATTACCACCTTCACCTGTGGACGTCCACGGATTTTCTCCGTACATGCCACGAGTACCTTGTCCAATAGCTGCATTTGGTGTAGTGTCATTATAACCCCAAGAAGAACTACCTGGACCATTCCAAGAACCAGGACCTCCAGCACCATAGCTACCTCCGGATGGCTGCCAAGGACTTATCATACTATAACCACTAGCACCTTGACCTAATAACCCTGTACCGCCGCCTGCAGAATATCCATAAGTACTTGAGTATTCGCCACCAGAACCTGCTCCACCTCCTGCAGGTGGTTGACTGTTTCTATTAGCGCCATTACCAGCGTATCCACCAGCACCGCTACCTGCTTGATAAACAGAGCCAGTATTACCTCCAGCGCCACCACCGTCGCCAACCCAGCCGCCACCATTACCATTGCTGTTTGGTCCGTCAGTACCGCCAACGCTAAAGTGGCCACCACCATAACCAGCTACAGTACTAAGACTAATAAAAAAGCTATTACCACCACGTAAGCCAGTACTACCATAGCTATAATTAGTACCTGAACTACCTACTTGAACTGTATAAGTTGCCCCTGGAGTAACGTCTATATTATTTTTCCAACCTAATCCACCACCAGAGCCCCCGGAAGCACTAGAATTATAATTTTTAGGACCGTTAGCACCACCACCTATAGCTACTACATGCACATAAGTAACTCCTGCAGGAGCTGTCCAAGAGTATGTTCCAGTTCCTACGTTAGTACCAAATAAAGCCTGGCCAGGAGCCCCAGTAAATACGCCAGCAGCTGCCGCTGAGGCTCTCGGCCGAATCAATACTTGACTAGAAATTCTATTAGTAAATGGCATTATGCATCCTCAACTAAAATTTGATTTTCCGCCAATTACATAAGCAAATGCACCATTTACAGTAATGATTGACAAGGTTAATAATACTACACTACCACTACTAGAAGTTGGCGCAGTACCTCCAGACCATTTAACAGCACGTGTTACTCCATTTATAGTAACTGTTGTTGGCATACTCATAACTCCCAGAGGAGATATAAATGTAACACTAACTATACCATCATCAACTAATTGCACATTAGTTAAATTAATAGTAGTTCCTGGATTGTATGTTACATAAAATATGCATGAATCTGTAGTAGAAAAAGTATTAACTCCATAAGCTGGAGAGACCATAGTTTCTTTAATTTCGTTTACTAATAAACGCTCAGTTACAATTGAACTCATTATCTATCTCCGTAAACAGTTGCGCAAGTGGTCCAAATATTTGCAGCAAGAGTAGCAAACGCGCCTGAATAAGCAAAAGTAAATCGTGATTTTGCAATATTACTTAGCATACGCATATCGCAAATAATACCAGCATTGGTAAAAGTAGTAGTTAAACTATGAAAATAATTGGTATCTTTAAACCGATAAGTAGTGTCATACCAGTCGGTGCTAATTAAACAAACCAATACCGTAGTATTAGCGGGTACTGTTACAGAGCCGGTCAAATTACTTTGTCTAGCATTACTTGTATATGTTGCAACGCTAGTACCAGTTACGCTGGTTACTGTACTATAAGCACTAGTGTTGGGTGTAAAAACTAACAATTGAGCACCTTCCTGTCCTGAACTCTGATAATTAGAGCAATATCCACTTACAGTAACACTTATAGAACTACTTGTAGTATTACGAATAGGCATCATTCTAAAACTATGTCCAGCATCAGATGTTGAATTATCATAGTGAAATACATCACGCGCAAATCCCATTCTATTACCATTTGCAAACTGTAATCTGCGTGGTAATTCGTTTTCTGCATCAGCACCAAACATATTTTCAGAAGTGCCAGAAGGTCCCATCCCGTCGCCAAATTGCATATTCAAATATTGAATAGCACTGTTGTCTGCGTGACTTTGATAAGCTGTATATGTAGTCCATGGACCACCTGATGACCATTCACCTGTAGAATAAATGTTTTGTCGGTCAGTATGTGTAACAATGCTACCAATATTACCCACACCCTCAGGCGCTACTAAACTTGTGTCATTTGGTTCTGTCAGTGTAGGTTGTTGAAAACTTAAATTTCCTAGTCCGTCAGTTTGTAAAAATTGATTGGCAATAGGACTTAATGCTGGTAGGGTAAATGCCACCCCACCAGGTTTTTGTATTTGATCTGTTGATATTCTTGACATTTATCTGTCTCCATACGCTAATGCTGTTTTATTCCATATAGTAGCAAACTGTGAACTGAACGAACTAGTATAGCCTAAACCAGGAAATCTTGAAGTATGTAGTGAGTATAACATTCGCATATCGCAAATAATACCAGAATTACTAAAGGTAGTACCTAAATTATAAAAATAATTAGTATCTTTAAACCGATATGTAGTTTGATATTGATCAGTACTTGCCAAACACACCAATACAGTAGTATTAGCAGGTACACTATATGTTCCTGTTAAATTTACAAATTGGCCACTGGTACTAGTTACAGAAGCTATACTGGTACCTGTTACGCTGGTCACTGTACTATAAGTACTGGTGTTGGGTGCAAATACTGCTAACTGTGCCCCTTCATATCCCTCGCTCCAATAATTGCTCACATATGCAGCTAATGTTATTGTAATAGCTGCATTTGTAGTATTACGGATAGGCATAATTCTCCAACTGTGTCCAGCATTGGCAGTAGTATTATCATAGTGAAAGAAGTCTCTACTATAACCTAAGCGTGAACCATTACTAAACTGCAAAGTTCTAGCAAATTGGTGTTCACTGTCGCCACCTTGCATATTTTGAGAAGTACCGGACATTGCCATACCATCACCAAGAGCCATGTTCATAAACTGAATAGCACTATTATCTGAGTGAATTGAGTAGTTAGTAAATGTAGTCCATGGACCGCTTGATGACCATTCACCTGTAGAATAAATGTTTGATCGGTCAGAACGTGTAACAATACTACCTATTATACCTAAATTTTCTGGAACAGGAAGCGCAGTGATTAATGCCGGATTTGGATTAGTCATAGAAGACCAGCCCAAATTTGCACTACCATCAGTCTTCATATACTGACCAGCAGTTCCATCAGTGGCAGGAAGAGTAAAAGCTGTAGCAGTTGCCGGAACATTAATTATGTTAATAGTTCCAGTCATTACTGAGTGGTTCTGACACACATAATACAATGTATTTGGTGCACCTGAAGGAACTACAAAGGTTATAGTTCCTGTTGCTGCTCCATTATTAGTTACTCCGGTACTATAAACATTTCCTGAACTATATGGAGCAGCAACTGTTTGAATCCAAAATGGATGTCCTGATGCAGTAACGTTGAAAGTATAAGTAGACCCTCTAACTAAAGTTAGTGTGGGATTGGTTTGTGCATTAATTGTATAAGAACCTGCACCAGAATTAGTAACTGTAAGTGTATTAGGACTACCACTACCAAGACCAGATGGCGTTAGTTTTTGTATTTGATCTACTATGATTTTTGACATAATATTCTACTTTATAGTGCTGGTGATTCAGGAATTTCAACTTCTGGGAATTCTGGTAACTCAGTCAAATCTCTCAGAGCTTGTCTATAAGCAGATATTGCTGTTTGTTGGTCTTGTGTCCAGGTGGCCCAACGATCTGGTAGTACTAAAGCATCTGAAGCTTCCAAAGCTTTATCTCTTTTCCAGCGCATAGATCTAGATAAAGAACTAATTCTCAATTCTGCTAATTCAGCTTCAACTTCTTCATCAGTAGCTGCACGAATTACATCACCATCTCTAATGACACGACGTGCATTTATTAAAGAATCCTCTATTACTGTCCAATCTTCTACGTTTTCATCGGGACTTAAAATTCCGACAATGTGTACAGCTCTGTTATTTTCGAATTTTGCAAACATATTATCTATCTCCATAGTTAGTTGCTGTGTTAGTCCACAATGGAGCTAACAAATTAGTACCAATACAGGTGCCAGAAGTAGGTAAATTAAATCTTGAAGTGTATAACGAAGTAAGCATACGCATATCACAAATAATTCCTGCACTAGCAATTGAATTTAAATTATAAAAATAATTAGTATCTTTAAACCGATAAGTAGTTACATATGCTGTAGTACTTGCTAAACATGCTATCACTGTTGTGTTGGCAGGAATACTATAAGTAGTAGAAAGGTTAGAACCAGTTGCACTAGTTTGAGTAGTGGAACTAGCCAAATTAGTTGTAGTAATACTAGTCACTGTACTATATGTACTTGTATTAGGTGTTATAACAAATAAATTTGTTCCATCGTAACCTGAGCTGTAGTAATCTGTAGCTCTTGCACTTAAAGTAATTGTGATAGCTGAAGATGTAGGGTTGCGCAATGGCATCATTCTAAAACTATGTCCCCCATTGCTCGTGCTATTATCATACATTAACATATCGCGTTTATAACCCAAACGATTACCATTACTAAACATGAGTGCTCTTGCACCGCTGCCGCGATCGTCATCACCAAGATATGTATCAGTGGTTGATGCTGCTCCGCCCTTACCATCTCCTAAGCACATATTGACAAATTGTATTAAATTAGGATCTGTGAATGCTGACTGATTAGTATATATACCACCACTAGGACCTGTAGAAGACCACTCACCTGTTGAATAAGTGTTTTGTCGATAAGTATGACTACTTATACTACCAAACATACCTTTACTTTCTAAAGCTACTGTATTTGTACCAGTAGAAGGAAAAGTGTATGCCGCACCAAGACTTAGATTGCCACTAGCATCTGTTATTACAAATTGTCCTGCTGTACCATCAACAGTAGGGAACGCTAATTGAGCTCCCCCTGGTCTTTGAATAGTATTTACTATTAATTTTGACATTTAATATCCCTTACCTTATGAAGCTAAAAGAGCAAATCCGGATGGATTCATTACAAAATGATATGCATCAGAATTAATTGTATATACAGTATTACCAGAAATAGTAAGAGTATCCATTGAAAATCTCATTGTATTAGCTGGAAGCGCTGCATTTGTACTAACTGTATTTGTAAAGGTAATAGTGCCGGTATTTAAATTACCAATAGTTGTATCGACATACGTCTTAACAGCATACTCTGTTGGTACAGCAAGGTTGGAGGCACCAGCCAACGTTCCATCAGAAGAGAACTCGTTAATTGATTCGCCAAGCTGGGCGCCAATCGAACCAAGTCGTAAGCTAGTCAAACCAGCCAAGTTAAATGCATTCGCATTTAGCGTTGCAGTACCTGTTGCCTGGTCAATTCTAAAAAACTCACCAACCCTGAAGTTACCGCTCTGGTCAGTGGATACGTAATATACACGACCTGGGAAAGTTTCAACAACCTCGTTACCTTGAGCAGCTGGCTGAGTTGGAACACCAGGATGATTTGTTGTTGTAACACCACCAGTACCAATTGACAAGAAATCGTGGCCAGTAAGTCGCACTTCTGAATAGCGATACCGAATAGTAATTACTGCGTTATTTGCAGAACCAGTTGGTTTTTCTTGCGATAGCACAATAACCATTCTACTAGTATTATTTACATAAGTACCAGACACGCTTTGAATAACATATGCTAAAGTATCACCGGCAATTGATACACTGCCACCTGGTCGTGGAGCTTCGGTTAGACCATCAACAATTAATATGAATCCATCAACTGCTTCAGCTGCACCAAAATCTACAGTAAACAGCCCGCCGCTAGTTGTTGTACAGTTATTGCCTGCTCCGAATGTTCCTGTTCTATTCTCAATATAAACTTTATCAGCAGAGAATTGAACATTCAAAATAGTTGCTGTTGCGCCAGTAACAGTATCTGTGATTGTGTCCCCTACGTTTGCTGTTCCACTTACATACACAGCATTCAATTGCTCACCTACTAGAGCACCTGTAATTGGTGTTTCTGTTGCATCAAACCCTTGTGATGTGGCACCATAAGTACCAT